CATGTAAATAATTATGTGATTAGGATATCTTCCAGGTTCCTTTACGATATTCGCCTTCGAAACTTAATATCCATTCACTACCATTCCACTTGTATTGGATACCAGTTTTTAAATTGGTAATGTATGTTGGAGTAAATGTGCTGTCACCTGGATCAGGATTTGCACTTGCGTCAAAAATTATTTGCCAATTTGTGCCATTCCATTCAACTATGTCATTGGCACTTGCAACTAAATCGATGTTACTGTCACCTTTCCAAGCATCTGCACCATCAACGTTTTGTGTGCTACCAATATCTTTCAATAATAGGACACGTTTTCCATTTTGTTTTATCGCACTTGGATTGAAAGTTGTCGGATCTACTATAAAGTCTACACTGCCTCTAGTATCTTGAGGACCAACAATCACTGTGTCTGTTGGAATAGTATCCATATCCCATGTGACCAATATTTGCATTGGATTGGATTCGTTTAATGCAATAGTACCAACCACGGGCACATCTATACCTTCTCTATTCAATTGTATTTTGCTTAAACCTGCTTTGTAATTTGGAATAACATCAAGGTATCCATTCCATGCAAGTGAACCTATAACACCTTTGTCAATTATAGATACTGTTTGTCCAAGTACATAAATGTCGAACTGTGTTCCTGTTGTGCCTTGTACACTAGAAGTATCTTTACGTGCCGCAACACTGGTATCAATACTGCCATCAGCAGATGTTTTAATTGAAGCCTTGATACTTTTTTCATAGTCGTCTTGGTAAGCCATTAGTTCAGGCATGGACTGACTTAGGTCAATGTTGCCTGTTTTTTCATTGAATATACTGGTAATAATGTGTGTAATGACTCCTAATTTTTTGACCTTAGTTGGAGGACTAATAAAGATTGGCATACTAAAACTTAATGTTGCAACATCTATTTCGCTTTCAGTTCCTAAAGGTATTGTTCTACTTGAAAAGTTTATATTATCTAATTCAACAACACTCAAACTTGTCCAATCAACGTAATTGTCTGTGGTTTGAATTTCTAAACTTGGATTGAAAAGCATACAAATTTGTTCTAATATTTGTAATTTTTGTTCTGTGTTACTTGACCATATGTCACAATTCACTGTTAAAGTGTAAGGTGTTGGCATGAGTCTTTCCACAGTAACATTTTTTCCTTGGGTGTTTAGATATTCTTTATTTGTGCTGTCATATGCACGTTCTCTAACATGAATTTTACTGATAAAACTTGCATCAGCCAACCTAGTTCTATCCATTGTTAAATTTGTTACATACACACCCATTCTAGGCACACTAGGTAATTTGTTTTCTGAATTGTCTCTGATTATGTGACCGACCTGTCTACTGATGTCACCATACATCACTGGTATTGTCCGTAATGCATCATCTCCATCTTTGTAAGTGAAGTTACTCATAAGTCTGATCACCTGAGTAATGTATCTTCTAATCTGTCCATCGTAAAAATGTTGCATTATTTTTTACCTTTTTTGTTTGCATTTATGTATCTTCTGAACACAGCCGCCTCTTTGCTTTTTCCAGCCGCTTTTGCCCTTTGTTCCATGCTTACAGCCGCCTGAATTTTGTGTGCATGACTTCTGCCTGATTTGCGTATTCTAGATACACTGGCTCTAGCGGTAGATACATCTTTGTAACCTAATTTTTTTATTGTATCTTTAGGATTGTCATCCGTGTATAGATCGCCTTTTTTCTTCTTTTCATTAATCTTATTACCAACAGGCTCGTAAAAAGTTCTTACTTTGCCCATAAATTCTTTAGTGACTTTTTTAAGTCCTACTGCTTTTTCAGTACCTGGTATAGGTATTCCCCAAAGTTCTCTTAATTTCATTAACCGTCCGCCTTAGGTTTAAGTGCTTTTGAAAGTGCCTGTCTTTCTGTTACAGTTTCACCAGCAATAGATGATGTTTTTGTGTTATTAATAAATGTGCCTTTCAAATTGCTTCTTGTATCTGTGTTAGATAGTGTCATACGCACATTATCTTCCATCTTGACCCAACGTCCACCATCATATCTGAATAGTCTGTTAGGTAAAAAGTCTGTTCTTAGGAAATAATCACCTTTGTCTGAAGCACTTGGAAAACTAATTCCAAATCCAAATACCTCTCCGTTAGGAGCCAAACCATCACCCAACAAATATCCATCATATCCTGACTTATCAGGTGTTTGATTAATTCTGTCGGCAAGTGTGTTATGGGTTGTTGTATCTAAAGTTGAAGTATCTGTTGTTACTAATTCAGGTTTTCCTTTATCGTCTACCTGTAAAGTATATAAATTTTTTGTTTCATAACCTGATTTTTTTGTATCGTCTTCTGCTTGTTGTACTACTGCATTATTAATTTGCATTTCTTTTTCATATGTAGAAAGCACATCTCGTAAAGTTTTACCGTCGCCAGTACCAGCATCTTTCTGTAAAATTTCTTTGAATTCTTGACTGTCGTATATCTGTTTAAGTTTAATTCTATATAAATGTGGATACCAAGTTTGTGAAAATCCTTCTGCCGCCCTGTTAATATCTTCTACAACGTAAAATCTTTTAAGTGCAACACTAAAATCATTCAATGCGTATTCGTCTTTTAGATGCGGAAGTTCAAAAACATCTCCCGGCATAACTTTTCTACCCAACGTTTTCACACTTGTTGTTATAGGCATTGTCATAAACAGTGTGTCATTTTGTAAAAATAAACCAAACTGGCTCATGTCAAAGTCAACATCAGCCACATTGTATATTCCTCGCAATGTGTATATTGAACTGTCATATTTCCTATCACGATTTTCTAAGAATAACATATCTTGAATATTAGTTTCTTTCACAGAATCGTATCTAGGTTCTGTAGCAGTAGCATCTGCTTCGGCAGGATTCTTTGGTCCTAGGTATTTGTGTACAAAAACGTCTGTTCCACCCACAGTAAACATCTCTACTACGGTCTTGTCTAAAAACGTGTAATCCTGACCTTTTTCCGGCTTATATAGACTTAATCTTGGCATAGACATATATTTATCGGATGGTACTGAGTGATAAATATATGTAAGGAACGTATTAAATGGCAAATTTAACCACAGAAAAACAAGAGATATTCGACTACGTATTCAATTCGCTGGGTGGCGGAATGGTGGATGTAGAACTAGATCCTGCCCACTATGAGACCGCTATTAAAGACGCTTTAGACAGATTTAGACAAAGGTCTGACAATTCAGTAGAAGAAAGTTACGTGTTTTTACCTTTAGTGAAAGACCAGAATGATTACACTCTGGCTGATGAAATAATTGAAGTAAGACAAATTTTCAGAAGAAGTATTGGTTCTAGATCAGGTGGTGGAGACGGTGGTACATTATTTGAGCCGTTCAATTTAGCCTACACAAACACATACCTATTAGCAAGTTCTAATATGGGTGGAGTCGCCACTTACAATATGTTTTCACAGTTCCAAGAATTGGTTGGAAGAATGTTTGGTTCTTTCATTGAATTTAAATGGAACACAACAACTAAAAAATTAACAATATTACAAAGACCAAGACAAGGTGAAGAAGTGTTGATGTATGTCTATATGTATAGACCAGATACAGAACTGTTCAAAGATTATTTGGCTAAAAAATGGATCAAAGACTACACTTTGGCAAAATGCAAGTATATGCTTGGTGAAGCAAGAAGCAAATTTAACACAATAGCAGGTCCACAAGGTGGTACGTCACTAAACGGTGACGCATTAAAACAAGAAGCCATTGCAGAAATGGATAGACTAGAAGCAGAAGTCAAAACTCAAACTGCTGGTGGACAAGGTTACAGTTTCCTAATCGGCTAATTCCTATTGACATTACCATAATTTTGTTGTATTATCGTTAGATATGCAACATGAAATGATTCCGTTATTCTCCGTGCCTTTGATAAAAATGAATATTGGAGAATTGGATCAAGTGTCACGTGCATGGATACGTGGCTTAGATTATCCATCTCAAAGGACAGGAACAGATCACACAGATGACGATTTACCTATGATGAATAGAGGTATGAAAATACTTGAAAAGCCACAAATGAAAGACCTTAGATACAAAATACAAACTGCATTAAATTACTTTGTAGATGATATTTTAGGTATAGTGCAGAATTTTCAAATCACAACCAGTTGGGTTAATAAAACAGCAAAGTCAGAGTACATAGACAAACATTCACATCCTAACAGCATTATAAGTGGCGTATACTATGTAGACACAACAAAAGATTGTGCTCCTATAATTTTTAGTAAACCGCATATGTATCCTAATATTACATTCCAAAACATACAACTTGCCTACAGCGGTGAAAACAAAAATCAATACAACACAGACTACTATGGATTTAATCCTCTTCCTGGTGAACTTTTAATGTTTCCGTCTTGGTTGGAACATGAAGTATTGGAACAAGGTTCAAAACAAGATAGGATCAGTCTAGCATTCAATTCATATCCTAAAGGAGATATAGGAGAAGGTACTAAACAACTTAAAATATTATGATTATAGGAATTTGTGGATTGATAGGATCTGGTAAAGACACAATAGCAGATCATCTTGTGAAAGATCATAAATTTGTTAAAATATCCTTCGCAGATAAACTGAAAGATACAGTGGCAACACTGTTTGAATGGGACAGGGATCTACTAGATGGCAAGACAGAACAAAGCAGATTGTGGCGTGAACAAGAGGACCACTTCTGGAGCAAAGAACTAAAAAAGAAAGTGACTCCAAGATATGTGTTACAGGTGTTCGGTACAGAGTGTATGCGTGATGGATTCTATGATGGAATATGGGTCAGTATGCTAAAGAAGAAAGTTACAGAAAATCCTGATATAAATTGGGTAATACCTGATGTTAGATTTGAAAATGAGGTTAAAGTTTTAAAAGAAATAGGTGGAGAAGTTTGGTGGGTAAAACGTGGACAACTGCCTATGTGGTTTAGGATGTATCAGGACATAGGACAGAAGCCAAAGGATGTTCATGCATCAGAATGGCAATGGGCAAATGCTAAATTTGACAAAGTGTTTGAAAATGATTCAACTATAAATGCACTTAAAAGTCAGGTACAAGATCACCTTGTTTCCAACGGATTCCTTCAAGGTGCAGTGTTGTTTGGCAGTTAGCACACACAGTTTTTAAATTATTAAATTTACAATTATTGAGATTAGCGTCTATATGGAACACTCTGAAACGTTCTTTGTACTCACTTTTATGCCCACATTTATCACATTGTTGCTTAGGTCTATATCCTGCAACATACCATTTGGGCATATAACCACTAGGGCCGCCATACCGTAAACACATTTCACACAGCCTTCTGTAGTAAGTCTTGTTAGCCTTTTTATAGTTTACTGCCGCAGGTCTTTCGTTACATTTATTGCATAAAGGTCTCATATACACGTATTTACCTGCCCTTTACCACCCCTTTTTCATACCTATTAATTTGGTGCATTTTGACATTATTACATAAATACAAACAATACAAAAAGTTTTTAATAAAACTAGGAGATTTAACAAATGGCAATAGTTTCACCAGGAGTACAAGTCAGCGTAATTGACGAAAGTTTTTACACACCAGCCGAACCAGGCACGGTGCCAATGATCTTTGTTGCGACAGCACAAGATAAAACATCAAGCACAGGAACAGGAATAGCATCAGGAACAACAGCGGCAAATGCCGGCAAAGTGTTCTTAATGACATCTCAAAGAGAATTAGCAGAAACATTTGGAGATCCAGTATTCAAAACAGACGCAAGTAACAATCCAATCCATGGCGGTGAAACTAATGAGTTTGGATTACAAGCGGCTTATTCATTACTAGGTGTTAGCAACAGAGCGTTCGTTGTTAGAGCAGATGTAGACCTAGGTCAACTAGAAGCAAGTGCAAATGCACCAGCGGCAAATCCAGCATCTGGAACTTATTGGTTCGACACAGCAAGTTCAAGATTTGGTATATTCCAATGGAACGGATCAGCGGCAACTGTAACAGGTGGTCAATCATTCACAAACAAAATTCCAACAGTAATCACATCAACTACACAATTATCATCAGGACTAGGAAGTGCACCAAAAACTTCAGTTGGTTCAATTGGTGACTATGCGATTACGGCTACAGATACAAACAATGACGTATACTACAAACAATACGACGGAAGTTGGGTTGCAGTAGGTTCAGCGGCTTGGGTTGCATCAAGTCCAACAATAGCAGGTGGTACGCCAGGTACTATCACAGGTGGTCAAACTTTTGATATCACTATCAACAGTGCGACTACTACTATCACAGCAAGTGGTACAACAGTTACAGATATAGCAAGTGATATCACGGGTGCTGGTGTTTCGGGGTTATCAGCAAGAGCAAATGGTGGTAAATTAGATATCCATTACAACGGTTCAAACGATAACAAAGTACAAATAGCAGATAACACAATGACTATCGCAACTGCTTTAGGAATCACAGCAGGCATTTACTATGTGCCAGCAGTAGAAGTAGCGGCACACACTTCAGTACCAGCGTTCAAATCAAGTGACGCAAATCCAAGACCAACAGGTTCATTATGGTTCAAAACAACTGATCCGAACCTAGGTGCTAAATGGAGTGTTAAAAAATTCAACGGCACAACTAAACTTTGGGAAACTGTAAGTGCACCTATCTACGCTTCAAACGAAAGTGCATTATACAATCTAGATAGATCAGGTGGCGGAAGAAATATTGCAGTTGGAGACCTTTATGTAAATTCAGGTAACGGAACAACTGAAATAGATTTCATTATACAAAGAAGAGAAAATGCAGGTAACACAACAATCACATCATCAGCGGTTGCAACAGGTCAAGGTGCTGGTAGCAAATCATTTACGATTGCAGAATCAATTGTAGGTCAAGAAGCATTAAACAGTGGAATCACTGTTACTGTTACAACAAACAATAATGCCGCAGATGCTGACGTTATTGCAGGTGGTATCAACGGTGCAGGATTTACAAACATTGTGGCAAGTGTTGATTCACAAAACAGAGTTGTAATAGAACACAATGATGGTGGTGAATTTAAAATTACTGATACAAACGGTTTAATTGAAGCAATTGGTTTAACAAACACTTCAACAAATTTAGGATTTGAACCAGGAACAACTGCCGCAACAAATCCAAAACAATTCAGAGCAAGTAACTGGAAAGTGTTAAGTTATACTGCAAGTGCAAACGCAGTAACTTCATTGACTACAAACGGACAATTATGGTACAGTTCGGTTGTTGACGAAGTTGACATCATGGTACACAACGGTACGACATGGAACGGTTACACTAACGTTTATGCAAATACAGATCCAGCAGGTCCACAAGTTTCCGCAACTGCGCCAACTACACAATCAGATGGAACAGCACTTGTTGAAAATGACCTATGGATAAGCACAGCAAATTTAGAAGAATATGCAGACATCTACAGATGGAATGCAAACAGTCTAAAATGGGAAGAAGTAGACAATTCAGATCAAACAACAGAAAACGGAATATTGTTTGCTGATGCAAGATTTGGAACTTCAGGTGGAACTTCAACAGTTGCTCCATCAGGCACTATTGCAGAATTATTATCAAGTGACTTCTTAGATCCAGATGCTCCAGATCCAGCATTATATCCAAAAGGAATGTTGTTATGGAACTTAAGACGTTCAGGTTTCAACGTTAAAAAATTTGTAAGAAACAGCATTGACACAACAGCAACTAACCTAAGACAAGGTGGTGCAAGTATGTCTGCTTACTATCCACACAGATGGGTAACTGAATCTGCTAACCAGGCAGACGGTGCAGGTTCTTTCGGAAGAAAAGCACAAAGAAAAGTTGTTGTACAAGGCTTACAAGCATTGGTTAACAGCAACCAAGACATCAGAGACGATGAATCAAGAATATTCAACGTAATGGCAACTCCAGGTTATCCAGAGTTGATTGGTGAAATGGTTTCGTTAAACAGCGACAGAGGATTATCAGCGTTCATTATTGGTGACTCACCAATGAGATTGACACCTGATGCAACTTCTTTAGCCAACTGGGCAACCAACGTTAACCAAGCAG